TCTGTAGTTTGTAAAGGATTTCCTGAAACAGAACTAACAGAACTTACATTTATTTTATTTTCTACAATAGAAACAGATATGTCTGTTGCTATTCCATTAGAGCCCCAGTTACCTAAAAACTCTTGTTGAGCGTTAATTTGATTTAATAAAATTATTAATAGAGTTATTGTAAAGAATTTTTTCATAATATTAGATTTAAGTTTATACTAATATTATTACTTATTTATAGGAGTTTCTACAACGTATTTAGCGCCTGGAAAGTGATAATCATAACCAGGATACATTATTTTAGCATAACCTCTATCGTCTACACCTAAAACTTTAAAATTAACTCCTTTCATTGTTATGTGACCTCCTTGTATAATATTTTGAGGTTTTTTAACATCAGGGCTATCAGCTTTATATCCTAATTTAGATGTTTTCATTATGCGTTTTTATAAGCTTCATCTTCCCAAGGTAATTTCTTATTACCTTCGTCCATTTCAGCTCGTGAATATTTTTTTCCTTTCCAATAAACAAAATTATCGTCGTAATCTAAATCACCACGTTTCATTTGGTTTATATGTACCATTTCATGATCTATTACTCTAGCACAGTCAGATGGATCTAAATCTTTATTTAAGATTATAGTTCCATTGTTATTAGCTTTACCCATTACATCGTCTTCCATAGGTACATTGTAAACAGGTACACTATTTAATTTTGTATTATATGGAGGTTTGTCAAGTTTAAAAGCC